CAACGTCAGAGTACCCACACGTAACAAAAGACGGTGTTACAGTTGCAAAAAATGTTAAATTAGAAGGCTTTGAAGACATTGGCGCTAGCTTAATTCGACAAGCAGCAAGTAGAACAAATGACGTAGCTGGTGATGGAACTACTACATCGACACTGTTAGCTCAGGAACTAGTACTATTGGGCTTTGATCAAATTACCGCCGGTGCAGATCCGGTAACAATCAAGCGTCAAATTGATGTTGCAGTTAAAAAAGTAGTTGAGGAAATACAACGACACTCAATTGAAATTTCAGATAGCGATGAACAAATTGCACAAGTTGCCTCTATTTCAGCTAACAATGATATGTCTATAGGGGAGCTAATTGCAGATGCAATTAAAACCGTTAAACGAGAAGGTGTAATTACAGTTGAAGAATCAACTACATTTGACACCTCAATTGAAGTAGTAGAGGGGACGCAGTTCAATCGAGGATATCTTTCTCCTTACTTCGTAACTGATCAAAAAACGCAAATGGCAGACTTATCTAAACCTCTACTATTAATAGTTGATCAGAAGATTGTAAATATTAAACAAATCTTGCCAGCATTAGAGTCTGCCAATCAAACCGGTAGACCACTGTTAATTATAGCCGAAGACATTGATTCAACTGCATTGAGTACTCTAGTTGTTAATAAAATGAATGGTGCGTTGAATGTTACAGCTGTTAAAGCACCGAGCTTTGGAAATTCAAGAACAGAATATTTACGAGATTTAGCTGCACTAACCGGAGCATCAGTTATATCTTCTTCATCAGGGGTTTCATTTGATGCAATTGAAATGACACATCTAGGAAATGCAGAGAAGGTTACGGTAACAAAAGATAAAACTACAATTATCAATGGCGCAGGGAATTCTAGTGATATAAGGGTTAGAATTGACTCAATCAAAAATCAGATTAATGCAACTACATCTGACTTCGAGCGAGAAAAATTACATGAGCGTTTAGCTAAACTTTCTGGTGGTGTAGCTGTATTATATGTGGGGGCAGCAACAGAAACTGAACTAAAAGAAAAACGTGATCGTGTAGACGATGCTCTTGCTGCTACTCGTGCTGCAATGGAAGAAGGTATTGTACCCGGTGGTGGTGTAACATTAGCTAAATGTGCTAATGTTCTTGATGACAAAATTCCAGGTGAAAAGATTGTCAAGCAGGCACTATTCCAGCCACTCATGACAATTTGTACTAATGCGGGGTATGATGGTACAACAATTCTAGAAAAAATAATTAACATCCCAGACGATGTGTGGGACGAGATTATTGACAACGCAAAAAGTCAAACTGCGCGAGAAAAGCTACGCGCTATTGCAACAAAAACACAAGATATTGCTTTAAACTAAGGAGATTGATATGGCAGATGTTGAAGACCTAATTGATAATATCGCAACCGGTGATTATAACAAAGCGTCAAGTGAATTTGAACAATTAATTGCTGATAAGCTTTCTGATGCTCTAGATGCCAAGCGAGCAGATGTAGCTGCTCAGATCTATGGTGATCAATTGGAAGATGATAATGAGTTGGATAATGAGGAAATTTCCGACGAAGATTTAGACGACGCTGCTGAGCAAGCGTTGGAAGAATATGACGAAGAACAGTAGTTTTCCGAAAATTTAAAAAGTATAAATAATTGTAATTAAGTTAAGGACTACAATTTCTATGAAGCTGATTGCGGAATATAACGATCAAGATATTGAAGTTGTTACCGAAGCTCTTGAGGGCGGTGGTAAGAACCACTTTATTGAAGGTGTGTTTGCTCAAGCTGAGCAGCGCAACCGTAATGGTCGTATCTATCCGCGTGGCGTTATGGAAAGAGCAGTTGACAAATATGTCAACGAACAGGTTTTAACCAAGCGCGCTGTTGGTGAATTAAATCATCCTGATGGGCCAACAGTTAACTTGGATAAGGTATCCCACATCATCGAAGCGCTAGATTGGCAAAAAGATGACGTAGTGGGTAAAGCACGCATTTTGGACACTCCAAATGGTAAGATTGTAAAAGGTCTGTTAGAAGGTGGTGTTCGTCTAGGCGTGTCGACTCGTGGTATGGGTAGCCTCGAGGAAAAAAGTGGTGTCATGTACGTAAAGGACGATTTTCTTTTGAGTACTGTCGATATCGTACAGGATCCATCTGCACCGAACGCTTTTGTTAATGGAATTATGGAAGGTGTTGAATGGGTTTGGAACAATGGCATCATTGAAGCTCGAGAAATTGAAAAAATAGAGACTGAAATTAAAACGGCATCACGCGCTGATCTCTACGAGACTCAGGTTCGTGAGTTTAAAAATTTCCTCTCGTTGCTGAAAAAAACAATATAAGGAGTCAAACATGACTGATCGTATTGAAGAACAGGATGTTGAGCTCGATGACGACGGCGTTATGGAAGCACAAGCTCACGATCCTAAGAAAGCTGAAGCACAGTCTGTATCCGCTACAGACAAAGCTGGAGATGCTGTAAACAAGCAAGCTCCCGCTCGCAGAGGCGATAAGCGTAACGGTGATCCTGTTCCTAACACAAAAGCAGGATTAATGGGTGCGTTGTTTAAAAGAATGGAAGGAATGGCACAAGGCGATCTTTCCAATCTGTACAAGCGTATGATGGGTGAAGAACTGGAAGGCGATGATCAAGCTGTTGTTGAAACAGTTGATATTGATGTCGACTTCACAGAAGACCTAAACGCACTAGTAGAGTCGGAAGCAACACTTTCCGAAGAGTTTAAAGAAAAGACAGCTGTCATCTTCGAAGCTGCTGTAAAAACAAAGATCACAGAAGAAATTGATCGTTTGGAAGAACAGTATCAACAAGAGCTAGAAGAAGAAGTATCAGCTATCAAAGAAGAACTTGTGGAAAAAGTTGATAGCTACCTAAACTACGTGGTTGAGACTTGGATGGAAGACAACGAGCTTGCAATTGAGCAAGGTCTTCGTGCTGAGATTGCAGAGAACTTTATGAACAGTCTAAAAGAGTTGTTTGTAGAGTCCTATATCGAGGTTCCAGAAAACAAGGTCGACCTGGTAGACGAACTGGCAACAGCAAACGAAGAGCTTGAAGAAAGCTTCAATGATGCTGTTACTAAAGCGATTGCTCTGAGCGAAGAGCTAGAACACTATAAGCGTGAAGCGGTAATCCGCGAAGCTGCTAGTGACCTGGCTGAAACTCAGATCGAAAAGCTACGTTCCCTATCTGAAAACGTTGAGTTTGAAGATGAGGAATCCTTCGCAGAGAAGATTGCTACAATCAAAGAGTCATACTTCTCTAAGAAGAAAACAGAAAACGGCATTGTGTTCGAAGAAGCTGACGAAAACGATGATACAGATATCAACGAAAACGTTAGCGATGTAATGCAAAGCTACCTCGCAGCAATTAGAAAAACTAAGAAGTAAGGAGTCCAAAAGATGGAAACTTATGATCGTCTAGTCGAGAAGTGGACACCAGTGCTGGATGAAGAAACAGCCGGTGAAATCGCCGATCGTCACAAGAAAGCCGTTACAGCGGTTGTTCTTGAAAACACAGAAAAGGCTCTTCGTGAAGAGCGTGCTCAGGCACAATTCATGACTGAGTCTCCAGCAACTTCCGTTGGCAACAGCTCTGTTGCGAACTGGGATCCAGTACTGATCTCCCTAGTACGTCGCGCGATGCCAAACATGGTCGCATACGACATCTGTGGTGTTCAGCCAATGACTGGTCCAACTGGCCTAATCTTCGCGATGAAGGCACGCTACGGCACAGGTGAAACATCTTCAACAGAAGCTCTGTTCAACGAAGCTGACACAACATATTCTGGTGACTCAACAGGGTCACAGGACAGCTCACCATCCGGTCTGCTAGGAGTAACAGACTCCAACGCTGACAGCACAATCGATGATAATCGCACTGGTCCTTCCACAGGTACTGGTATGACAACAGCGAAAGGCGAGCTTGCTGGTGCGTTCCGCAACATGGGCTTCACAATCGAGAAGAGCACTGTTACAGCGAAGACACGCGCTCTGAAAGCGGAATACAGCCTTGAACTAGCACAGGACCTGAAAGCTATTCACGGTCTTGATGCTGAAACAGAACTGGCAAACATTCTGTCTACTGAGATTCTTGCTGAGATCAACCGTGAGGTTATCCGCACAATCAACTCTCAGGCGAAGACAGGCTGCCAGCAAACAGGCGTTACAACAAAGGGTATCTTTGACCTGGCGACAGACGCTGATGGTCGTTGGAGCGTTGAGAAGTTCAAGGGTCTACTGGTTCAGCTAGACCGTGAAGCTAACGTTGTTGCGAAAGAGACAAGACGTGGTAAGGGTAACTTTATTGTCTGCTCTTCTGACGTTGCTTCTGCACTAGCAGCATCCGGTGCTCTGGACTATGCTCCAGCTCTAAGCACAAGCCTAAACGTCGACGACACAGGCAACACATTTGCTGGTGTTCTAAATGGACGGATGCGCGTTTACATTGACCCATATGCGGTTACAGACTACATCACAGTCGGCTACAAGGGTACAAACCCTTATGACGCTGGTGTGTTCTACTGCCCATACGTACCACTAACAATGGTCCGTGCGGTTGGTGAAAACGACTTCCAGCCAAAGATCGGCTTCAAGACTCGTTACGGCATGGCTTCAAACCCATTCGTCGGCGCGACTCCTGCTGATGGTCTTGCTACAGCAAAGACAAACCAGTACTACAGAATCTTCCGCGTGGATAACATTCTGCAGACTGCGTAAGTCAAAACAAGAGAGGATATAATCCTCCAAGTGTACTAGGGGCGCTTCGGCGCCCCTTTTCTTTTATAAATATAGCAAAGAAGAAATCGAATGAGAATAGTATGAATCCTTTCTTTAACACATCCGTTATTAGAAATAAAAAATCTGTTGGATTGAGACGCAGATTACTTCGTCATGTGACTCGGACATTTTTTAATTTTGAAGATAGTGATGCAAGACAAACAGGAATAGCATTTGATTTTATTGAACAACTGTTTTGGAAGAATGGTGTCCAGTATAACACTATTGATTCCGCTGCGCCCCCATCATTTGCTGGATCTAATGGAACATTTATTGATTCCAATGGATATGTTGTTGATGCTGATAGTAATCAATGGAGATACACCCACGACCCCGATTCGTCTACCGATCATCCGCTACTAGGGATATTAATTGAACCAGCAAAACAAAATAAAATATCATACAGTGAAGATTTTAATAGCTATGGATGGACTAGTTCTAATGCTAGTTTAGTTTTTGATAGTGACATCGTAACTCCTCGAGGACCTAATGCACCATTGGGTGCCTGGAAGTTGCAGGAAGATAGCGCAACTAATTTTCATTTTATAAGTAAGGTACTACCAGAATCTGTTAATGGATCTGATCTAAATAGGATAGGTATTTCTTGTTTTGTAAAGGATGATGGGAGTGGACGATGGATAGCATTAAATTCAACCTTGTCGCTTTCCGGTGCGAACCTGATTTATTTTCAGCCTAGTACAGGAACATTTGGTACTGTAGAAAACTCTGGTGTTAATGATTATTGGGCTGAGCCACACACCAACGGTTGGTGGAGAATAATGTGGGGACCAACAACCGCCAACTCGACCAGTTTATCTGGTACGTTTTGGTTTTATTTAGATGATAACAACGGGGGCGGGGGATCGGATTTAAATTACACTGGTGATGGAACATCGGGTATATATTTGTGGGGCTTTCAGATAGAAGATTTTGGACCAACCAGCTATATTCCTACTACCGGTAGTCTAGTTACTAGAACAAAGGATATCATTCAATGGAATATTGCGGATAGTGAAACTGCATGGTGGGATAATTCGCAATTGACAGCACTAATTGATGTTAATCTACGCTACAGACACGCAGGAGCGCAAGCTCACTGGTGTTTAAACGAAGATCCGGTATCTTTAAGTGATTATAGCGGGGTCTTTGCTGCTGGTGTTGACAAGGATACGTGGGATTTTAATTATTATAATGAAGTAGGTAATTCATTAACTGGATCAGTTGCATCAACAAAACCCCCTGGTTCCCAATGGTTTAAAAAGTTTTCTATTGCTGCGCGCGCTCAGACCAACAATTTTGCAATATCTGTTAACAACGAGACTCCGGTAAAGGACACCAGTGGTACTATGATGGCCGGTGCATCTCAACAATATTTGACATTAGGAAAATTTTCTAGTAATACTCAAACAGCGAGTAACATTGATCATTATGATGCTTCTATTGTATGTGAAAGATTTGTGCTTTGGCCTAAAGCTGTTGGAGATTCAGCTTTGGCATTAATATCAGACAGCGCATCTTTTCCTACACAAGACGTTATCTTAACAAGATAATTACAACAAGATTGCTGCTAAAGCGGCTACCCACACAAAACAAATTAATACAATTAAGTATTCCACGCCAGCAATGTAATATTGCTTGGTAAAAATTTGTTTCCAGTTAATTTTCTTTGACATTATCTTTGCCCCCAATGTCACCACAGTTTCAATCTTCTACTAATTGTTTAACACGATCAACAGATGCTTGATAGTCAATTAACATCTGTGTAAACATCTGAGTCAGATGGCGCTGCTACCTTTCCACCCTTTTCCAACAAAGAGATAGCTGCGTTTAAATGCGCCGTGGCGTCAATTGCGGCATTTGTGGCATCTTTCAGCTTTTCAACACTAGCTTCCAATTCCTCGATGCGGTTTGCGGCTCTGATAAATTCATCAACTGCCATCTTGTGATCTCCTTAGCTTATATTGTTAATATAAACCTATCATGTTTAATGGTCAACACGAAAATTTGCCAATCAGATAAATAGCCATATATTTAATAGGAGATAAAAATGCCAATCCTTAATCCGAGTGCAACTAACGGGTTAACTAATATTAACTTGTTGCAACCGACAGCGTTTAAGCTGGTGATCGATCGTCGCAATTACCAGAATATAGAATTCTTTGCGCAAACGGTTCAAATTCCAGCTATATCGCTTTCTGCTGCACCTCAATACGCACCGCGGCAAGGACCGGGTATTCCTTTCCCTGGAGACAAGCTGACATTTAGCGAGCTAACAGCTACCATGCTAATTGACGAAGAATTGAACGGCTATATTGAAATGTATAGGTGGATGGAGAGATTAGTTGAAACTAATTATATTTCTCCGTATAATAAAACAGATACAGAACTACCTCATCACGCAGATGTTACAGTAACTATACTAACAAGTCACAATAACGCCAACAGACAATTTAGATTTATTGATTGCATCCCAACATCACTTGGTGACATATCGATGGAAGCAAGCACACAAGACACAGTAGCACTTGTTAGTCCGATATCATTTGCCTACTCTTATTTTACAATTGACTAAGGTGATAAATGAATCTACAGCAGATTATGGATCAGTGGGAGAAAGATTGTGTTCTTCCTCAAAACAATCTTGATGAAGCATCTAGGCAAACACCTATCCTCCATGCAAAATACTTGCGGCTTTTATCAGAAGCTAAGCTGCAGCTAAAGCGTGCTGAGAATGCTCAGAGGTCGCTGCTGAAAGACAAGTGGCTTTATTACAACGGTAAAATGACTAAACAACAAATTGATGATCACGGGTGGGATTATGACCCACTTGATGGACTAAAGGTGTTAAAGGGTGAAATGGATTACTATTACAATTCTGATGTAGAAATTCAGAGATCTGAAGAAAAAATTCAGTATTGGAAAACTGTAATAGATACCCTAACAGAAATAGTGGATAACTTAAAATGGCGGCACCAAACGATCGGCAACATGATTAAGTGGCGACAATTTGAGTCAGGGGGATAATGGCAGATATTTTAGTCCAGTTACAAGATTATAGTATGATGAGAGTTCAGTGTGATAGAAGTATCGCAGCTGAGCTCTCTGATTATTTCAGTTTCTACGTTCCCAACTACAAATACATGCCCGCTTATCGCAACCGTGTATGGGACGGAAAAATCAGGTTGTTCAACTCTATGACAAACGAGTTGAACGCTGGACTGTTTGCATATCTTAGCAAATTTGCGGAACAGCGAAATTATCTTTTGGATGTTGTTGATGGAGAATATGGGTTTCCTAATGACACCGACCCTCTTGATTTAGACCACTTTAATGCGTTCGTAGACACGCTCTCCGCGCCGTATACACCGAGAGACTATCAACACACAGCAGTAACTACAATGTTACAACACAGACGTGGTATAATACTATCTCCGACGGGCTCTGGCAAAAGTTTTATTATCTACCTAATGATTAGGTATCTATTAGACAATATTAACGGAAAGATATTAGTGATTGTTCCAACCACATCTCTGGTAGAGCAAATGTATAATGACTTCAAAGATTACAATTACGATGTTGATAGTAACGTACATCGAATATACAGCGGTAAAGAAAAGAATACTGATAAACGCGTTGTTGTGTCAACATGGCAATCGATATACAAGTTTCCAAAAAAGTGGTTTGATCAGTTTGAAGGTATATTTGGTGATGAATGTCATGGGTTCAAATCCAAGTCTCTTTCTTCTATTATGAATAAGTCAACACAAGCAAAATACCGCTATGGTACAACAGGGACATTGGATGGTACATTAACACATAAACTGGTTCTTGAAGGTTTATTTGGACCATGCTACCAAGTAACAACAACAAAACAATTGCAAGATAATAACACGTTAGCTGATCTAGACATATCAGTTGTTGTGTTGGAATATGATCAACAAACCAGAGAAAACTGGGGAAAACGTACGTACCAACAAGAAGTTGAGTTTATAGTTAAGCACGATAAACGTAACAATTTTATTCGTAACCTCGCTTTAGATCAACATGGCAATACTCTAGTGCTGTTTCGATTAACTGATAAACATGGCAAAGTGTTATACGATCTGATAAAAGATAAAGCTGCAGATGGACGCAAAGTGTTTTACGTAGCAGGCGATGTCGCGACAGACGATCGTGAAGCTGTTCGTAAGATAGTAGAAAACCAAACCGACGCTATTATTGTAGCGTCATTAGGGACGTTTTCAACCGGGATAAATATACGTAACCTCCATAATATTATATTTGCATCCCCATCCAAGTCTCAGATTAAGGTGTTACAGTCGATTGGGAGAGGATTGCGTAAATCAGATAACCAGGTCACAACAAAACTGTTTGATATAGCAGATGACTTACACTGGAAGTCAAACAAAAATTTTACGTTGCTACATAGCGGTGAACGTATAAAAATATATCAGAAAGAGCAATTCAAATATAAAATTGTAAAGGTGAAGATGTAATGGATGATATTAGACAGCTAAAATTATCAACTGGAGACGATGTTGTTTGCCAAGTAATTCAGTGGGCTGACGATGAAAATGCTGACATTGTTGTTAGACATGCATATAAAATTGTCTCAAAGAGCGATGGTGGTTATCGATACTATACATTTGTTCCATGGATGGTGTATCAAACTGGCGATGAGATGTTTGTGACAATCAACTGCATTCATGTTGTTGGCGACGCAAAGCCCCATGATAATGTGTTAGTACAGTTTATGACTGCATTAGAGCAAGAGCGTAAAGCTGTGGCAGATGAAAATGAAGTTCAATCGCTTTCTCCATCTTCTGCAGAAGATCTCCAGCGCCTGCTTGATATGATGAAAAGTACCACAGAACAATCAGATCTTTCATACACTCAAGACAGTGATAGCAAAGTAATAACATTCCCCAATAATGGCAAAATCCACTAATGAACGACGAAGCAGCGTGGAAAAAATATCCACACCACCGCCTATGGTTTAACAAACTGTGGTTATCAGAACAATTTGGATATTATTGTGGTCCTGGTGGTGTTGCTCCACAGGCATCGAACTACTATATTGTTAGACCAATATACAACTTAGCTGGAATGGGCGTTGGTGCAGAATATCGGTGGATTGAAGAGGGTGATTACAGTGTAGTTCCTCCAGGATACTTTTGGTGTGAAATCTTCATTGGGAAACACATATCAGCACAATATCAGTGGAATGATAACCAGCTAACTGCAGTCAGCGGATGGCTTGGTCAACATCTCACCACAGAGTTATACAAATTTAATCGATGGACTAGAGTTGATATTAATGATCTTCCTTCTCCCCCACCAATATGTAATCGTCTAATGGATGTGCAGCAAATTAATATCGAGTTTATTGATAATAAACCAATAGAAATACATTTACGGGAAACCCCTGATCCTCAATACGATCAACTATTCCCTGTGTTTACTGACATGCATGTTAATCATAAACAAATGGTTGATAACGGATACAAGTGGATTGATAGCTATGATAATGCAGATGGTTTTCTGGATAACCCTAGAATAGGGTTCTACGTTCGTTAGGGATTGCACCCACCTCTAAGGGCGCTGCTCTTATTTTACACAGGTTTTTCAAAAGGTCAACAGAAAAATGCTAGTTGACAAAAAATAATTTTAATCCCATAGTATTATATAAAATTAGTAGTGAGGCATAGTATGGCGAAAAGAGAAAGTGTTCATTATGTAAACAACAAAGAGTTTTCGCAAGCTGTTGTTGATTATTGCACCAAAGTAAAACAAGCTAAGGAAAATGGTAGTCCAGTTCCAATTGTTCCCGACTACATCGCGACTTGCTTTTTAAAGTTCGCAGAAGGCTTATCACATAAAACCAACTTTATCAGGTACACATATCGTGAAGAGATGGTAATGGATGCGGGAGAAAACTGTCTAAAAGCAATCGAAAACTACAATGTAGATGCAGCAACGAGATCTGGTAACCCAAACGCATTTGCTTATTTTACACAAATTAGTTGGTATGCATTTCTTCGCAGAATTGCAAAAGAAAAGAAGCAGCAGGACGTTAAGCTAAAATATTTGTCGCAATCTGGTGTTGAACAGTATATAATCAACGAAACTGGTGATGTTGCTGCACAGCAGGTAATGCAGTCATTTGTCGATCAACTAAAAGATAGGATCGACAAGGTGAAAGAAAAAGATGATGAGTTTAAGCAATATTATCAACAGCACAAACAACGAAAAAAGAAAGTGATTATTGTTGATAGTAATTTAGATGATTTTATGGATGATTAATGCAATGGAGTATTTGAAATCATGACAAAGCTGGCTGTGATAAACGATACTCATAATGGCATTAGAAATAGTGCTGACATATTTTTAGAAAACGAACGAATATTTTATAGTGAAGTGTTGTTTCCTTATTTGGTGGAAAACAACATAAAAAATATTATTCATCTTGGCGATGTATTTGATAATCGCAAATTCATTAACTTTAAAGCTATTCACTCATATCGTCGTAACTTCTTACATTACTTGCGAGAATATGGGATGCACATGGATGTTATCCCAGGAAACCACGACACGTTCTATAAATCAACTAACGATCTAAACAGCTTGAAAGAGTTGTTGGGTCATTATATGAATGAAGTTACAATTCACATGCATCCGACAGTAGTTGATTATGGATGCAGAATTGCTTTAATACCATGGATTAATGCTGAAAATGAAAAAAGCACAAAAGCATTTCTAACAAGATGTAAGGCTGATGTTGTCGGAGGACATTTCGAGCTCAGTGGCTTTGAAATGATGAAAGGTATTACCAACGAGCATGGCATGGATCCCAAGATCTTTAATCGCTTCGAAATGGTTTTATCCGGACACTATCACACAAAGAGCTCTCGTAACAACATTCACTATCTCGGGTCACAGATGGAGTTCTTCTGGTCGGACGCCCACGACAAGAAATACTTTCATGTGTTAGACACAGACAATCGAACACTAACAGCTATTAACAACCCCAACACACTATTTCACCGAATCTACTATGACGATCGTCAACACGATTACACCGATATCGATATTAGTATGGTAGATAATAAATTTGTCAAGGTGGTAGTTATTAACAAAGCCGATCCATATATGTTTGACCGGTTTATTGATAGGATACAAAACCGTAAAATTCACGAATTGAAGATTGCTGAGTCTTTTACGGAGTTTGTGGGCAATAGTGTTGACGATAGTAGTGTATCGGTCGAAGATACCCCAACGCTACTCAATAGCTATATTGATGCTGTTGATACAGACCTAGACAAAGATCGTATAAAAACACAAATGTATGATTTAATGATTGAAGCGCAGACACTGGAAATTCAATGATTGTATTTCATGAGATCGCCTGGCGCAATTTTCTAAGCACTGGCGATAAATGGACAAAAGTTCGTTTGGATAAACATAAATCTACGTTAATTGTTGGACAGAATGGATCAGGCAAATCGACGATGCTTGATGCACTGTCTTTTGCGCTGTTTGGAAAGGCGCACCGTAATATTAGCAAGCCACAGTTAGTTAACACGATCAACAACAAGCACTGTGTGGTTCAGGTTAAGTTTACTGTTAATGGATCTCAATACAAAGTAATCCGCGGAATAAAACCAAACAAGTTTGAGATCTGGCGTGATGGTACTATGATTAACCAGTCTTCTCATGCTAAAGAGTATCAGAAGATACTGGAACAAAATATCATTAAACTAAACCACAAATCCTTCCATCAGATTGTTGTATTGGGTAGCAGCTCTTTTATTCCGTTTATGCAGTTAACCGCTGGAGCGCGACGAGACGTTATTGAAGATCTGTTGGATATTAATGTTTTTTCGAAGATGAATCAAATCTTAAAGGAAAAAAATTCATTATTAAAAGACAGTATAAAAGATATTAATTATCAAATTGAAATTCAAGAAAATAGAATTGATACGCAGAAAAAATATATTGCAGATATAAAAAAGCTTAATAAGGATGCTAAACAACAATTAGATCAACAGATACAAAACCATCGTACCGACATTATTAATTATAGCCGCGATAACGATTTGTTGCAGGAAAGGATTGATCACCAAAACGCTATTCACACTACTCAACGAAATAATGCGGCAGCTAAAAAGCAAAAGCTACTTACATATCAAAGTCAGTTTAAATCTGATATGAAAGCAATTGTCCAACAAGCCAAGTTTTTTGAAAATAACAGCTCGTGTCCAACATGCACACAACAAATTGATGAGTCTATGCGTCAAAGTAAGCTAGACGAAGCTAAAGTTAAATCAAAAACACTTAGTGAGGCTATGGATAAGCTCGAGCAGCAGTTACAACAAACTACTGACGCATTTGATAAGTCGGAAGCTAAGCTAGCAGAAATCCATCAATGGCAAACACAATATAACAACAACAGCCAGTCTATTGCTCATCTCGAGCATTCCATCTTGTCACTACAACAGCAAATCGATGCAATGTCTGACAACACCAGTGATTTAGCTAATGCAAATAACGATCTACACGATATGGTTGAGCTCAAAAATTCTTTGGTAGAGCAGAAGCTTAATCTCAACGAGCAGTATACATATAACCAGGTAATCAGCGAAATGCTGAAAGACACTGGTATTAAAACCAAAATTGTTAAGCAATACCTACCAGTAATTAATAACCTGGTCAATCAATACCTGCAGGTACTGGACTTCTTTGTATCTTTCCATCTTGATGAGGCTTTTAGCGAAACTATTAAGTCGCGGCACCGTGATGCATTTTCATACGATTCGTTCAGTGAAGGTGAAAAACAAAGAATTGATCTCGCTCTGCTGTTCACTTGGCGGATGATAGCGAAGATGAAAAATAGTGTCGCAACTAACCTGTTGGTGTTAGATGAGACGTTTGATTCATCTCTGGATTATGAAGGCGTTGACAATCTGATGAAAATCTTATACACTTTAGAAGACGATACTAATACCTTTGTGATTTCACACAAGGGGGAAATCCTTGATGGTAAATTCGAAGACAAGATAGAATTTATCAAGGAAAAAAACTTTAGCAAAATAAAGGGCGCTTAATGCAACTATCAAGTTTTACTATGCAAGTTTTGAAAAACTTTGCTACAATAAACCCCAACATTGTTATTAAGCCTGGTAATCAGTTGATGACAATGTCAGAAGCAAAGAATGTTGTTGGCTTGGCTGAAATCTCCGAATCATTTGACCAAACGTTTGGTGTTTATGACCTCGGAGAGTTTTTGAGGGTTCTTTCTCTTGTAGATGAACCCGATCTAAAGTTTGATGATAAACACGTGACAGTTAACTCAAGCTCTGGCCGCGCGCGGATCAAATATTATTTTTCCGATCCAGATATGCTAACGTCTCCTCTGCATAAAATTAAAATGCCAGAAGCTGATGTCAGCTTTGCTCTGGACCAGCCAGCACTGGAAGGTCTACGTAGAGCTGCTGCTGCTTTAGGACACGATCAATTGGCTATCACTGGCCGTGACAATGTAATCACTTTGACGGTCGTTGACCCCGACAATTCTACCAGTAACGCATATTCGATTGATGTTGCTGGTCAATGTCCAGATAGTCCGTTTGTGTTTTATTTAAACATTTCTAATTTGAAAATTATTACATCTAGTTATGATGTGACTATTTCATCTAAATTAATTTCACAATTTACTACGTCGATTGATGATAACAAATTGACGTATTGGATTGCATTGGAAAAAGACAGTGAGTTTAACTGATGGAAAACACCTGTTTATACTGTGGCGTTACTGATAAGCAGCGTTGTCAAACGACAGAGCAAGCACTATCATGTCAACACTACAAGAAGCAACAGCAGTTGGAAAATGCTATTGCTAAGTCTACTAAAAACATTAATCCAAAACGACGTAAGAGAAAAAAGGAGAGATCGATGGATCATGATAAGTCTTACCAGCTGATTAACCAAATCGCGCGCAGCACTGTTGCTGTAATCGATGCGTTGACTCAGCGTGGTGCGTTTCGTGGAGAAGAGCTGAGCACTATTGGCCAACTTCGCGATAACTGCACACAAGCTATTCAGCTTGTCGAGGCATATCAGCAAGAGTCTGCTGCTGATACTGAATAATAGGTAATTATTATATTATGAATGAAACAAAATTGTTTCTGTGGGCTGAGCGCTTTCGGCCGACTACTATTGAACATATGATCCTCCCATCGTCATTGAAAGATACTTTTCAAGCGATCGTTGATGGCGGACAAATTCCAAACATGTTGTTTACCGGGCCTGCAGGGCTCGGTAAAACATCTGTGGCAAAGGCTCTGTGTGAACAGCTTGGGTTGGATTACATTTTAATCAATGGCTCAGAAGAAGGTAACATCGACACGCTGCGAACAAAAATTCGGCAGTTTGCTTCTTCTGTGTCACTACAAGGAGGTTACAAAGTTGTTATCCTCGATGAGGCAGATTATCTAAACCCTCAATCTACACAACCTGCACTGCGTGGATTTATCACAGAGTTCTCTAACAACTGTAGGTTTATTTTAACGTGTAACTTTAAAAATCGTATTATTGAACCTCTACACAGTCGTTGTTCTGTCTATGATTTTAACATTTCACGGACCGACCTGGTAACACTTGCCGGTCAGTTTTTTAATAGGCTGACTGGTATCCTCGACCAAGAAAATATCAGTTATGATAAAAAAGTTGTCGCTGGGTTAATTAAAAAATATGCTCCCGATTGGAGACGAATTCTTAACGAGGCGCAGCGGTATAGTGTTTCTGGACAGTTAGATACCGATGTGTTAGTAGCTGAGTCTTCTGCTCAATATAATCAGCTGTTTAACCATCTAAAACAAAAAGACTTTAAGGCCATGCGGCGATGGGTGGTCAATAACATTGACACGGACACATCTGTAATTTTCCGATCAATATACGATCGGATGTATGATGCTGTTAAGTCAGAAGACATTCCACAGCTGGTTTTGATTCTCGCTGATTATCAGTACAAGGATGCGTTTGTAGCTGATCATGAGTTAAACACCGTCGCTTGCTTGACTGAGATTATGGCTAACGTGAGGTTTAAGTGAAACCGTTTGATTATTTAAATGCAATTAACCACACAAAAGAAAACCTGATTGTAGATGATATCACAGAGCGGGAATATCCAGCCTTCCTGATTAATCGTAGTTTATCCTACTTTGCCGACACCGTTGCATATGCCAATGCAATCAATCAATATCACCACGTAGACAAAAAACTCCAAAACGATTTTTTGCTAAATATTGTTAGAAAACGTAAACGGTTTTCTAAATGGTTTAAGCCAACAACGCAAAGTGATATTGAAGCGGTCAAAGAGTATTATTGCTATAGTAATGAAAAGGCTAGACAAGCTCTTTCCCTTCTATCACCTGAACAACTACAACAAATAAAAAAAAAGGTGTCAAAAGGTGGAAAGCGAAATTGTACAATGGACTCCAGCTGATATGTTGGAGATAACGTTAAATGAACCAGACGATTTTTTAAAAATTAGAGAAACCTTAACTCGTATCGGTGTTGCATCTCGCAAAGAGAAGAAATTATATCAGTCGTGCCATATCTTACACAAGCAGGGACGATATTTTATTGTGCACTTTAAAGAGCTATTCTTGTTAGATGGTAAAAAATCCAACCTGGATATTAACGACATCAAGCGCCGCAATACAATTGCTGTTTTGCTCAGCGATTGGGGATTAATTGATTTAGTTTCTATGGATGATTTACAGTTCGCGCCATTGCGGCAGATTAAGATCCTTTCATATAAGGAAAAAGCGCAGTGGGAATTGTGTCCAAAATACAATATAGGAAATGGTTAAATGGATGAGCAACCACATACAACAGCTCCAGAGCAATTAGAACTTGCTTTGCGGATCATGGGTAACGAGGTAATAGCTTTTAGCATTTCCAGTCAAAGCCCACGCCGCAATTGGATTATTGTTGGTTTGATTACAATGATTGTATTAGCTGTAGTTGCTAATCAGCTAACCCCATTGATCCAACTGCTGATCTGGGGGTAATAACGGCTATTCCTTAAAGGAATAGGTGGTGATCTCTAAATATTTCGGTAGCAACCGTTTATTGAGGACACCACAATGAGTTATCTTCCACTACTAATCCACGAGTTTTGGCTTTCAGCTATTAATACTGTATTGTCACTAGCAACTAGTGTAATACATTTTATCAAAAACACCATAATTATCCTTGCTGATGCTCAGCAACGTCGGGTAAACTATGATGTTGCATACCAGCTGTGGCGCACCGAGTTTCGCAATGAATCTTTTGACCGTGTTCTTGATGCGGTATCAAAAGGTAGTTTAGAAGGACTAAACAAGTGAAGTATTTAAAAGCTGTATACAACTTTATTAGACCAATGACGTTAAGAGAGCGAGAAGAATACTATCTCTCTCAAGCAACAGATCTAGTAGATCTAGAACGTCGAATCCGACAACTAGATCAGCCACGTAGATGGCTATAAAATAAGGCGGCTTGGCCGCCTTATTGTTTTCTCAATGTGATAAATGTACTATGATGCTTCCAAATAGGAGGTAAACCGTGAGCACTTTTTATACATCTGTTAGTCGTTACGGTAACGACATTCTCTATCGTGGCTATCGCGATGGCAAACGTGAAGAGCGTAAAGTCAGCTTCATGCCGACACTGTTTGTTAACAGTCAACAACCAACTGGTTGGACCAACATGCAAGGGCAGCCCGTTCAACCACAAACGTTTGATACGATGCGTGATGCCAAGCAGTTTATTGATCGTTATGACAACATTGATAATTTTCCAATTTATGGAACAACCAACTACATTACTCAGTACATCACGGAACATTTCCCCTCTAACGTCAACTTCGACCGCGATCTGATTAATGTCACACAAATCGACATCGAGGTTGCTTCTGACGAAGGTTTTCCTTTTGTTGAGCACTGTGCACATCCAGTAGTTTCAATAACATCACAAAACAATATTGATAACACATATTATGTTTGGGGTCTAGGGGATTACGATCCTGATAAATGTCAGCTTGATGGTGTAACAATAAAGTATGTCAAGTGTAAGAGTGAGATTGATCTTCTAACACGTTTCTTGATGTTCTGGAGCTCTCCTAAGTTTAGTCCCGATGTTGTCACTGGATGGAACACCCGCCTGTTCGACCTTCCATACCTTATTCGCCGCGCCGCAAAGTTGATTGGTGAAGACGCTGCTAAACGTTTTTCACCGTGGGGTATAGTTGATCAGCGAACAATTCACATTGCTGGAAAAGAACATATAGCATATGATATAAAAGGTGTTGAGCAATTAGACTATCTCGATTTGTTCCGGAAGTTTGGATACAGCTATGGACAATTGGAGTCGTACAAGCTGGATCATGTTGCCTATATCGTCTTGGGAGAACGTAAGCTATCATACGAAGAGCATGGTAGTCTGCATTCGTTGTACAAATCTGATTTTCAAAAGTTTATTGACTACAACATTCGAGACGTTCAAATCATTGGACGGCTAGAGGACAAGCTTGGTCTGATTACGCTTGCAATGACGATGGCATATCGTGGAGGGGTTAATTATTCTGATACGTTCGGCACTACTGCTATTTGGGATTCTATCATCTATAGAAACCTGTGGCAGAAAAAAGTTGCTGTTCCACCGAAGCGTGGAAAGGTCAAAGAGAAGTATCCAGGTGCTTACGTAAAGGATCCGCAAATTGGAATGCACCAGTGGGTGGTTTCTTTCGACCTGAATTCTCTGTACCCAAACATTATTGTGCAGTATAACATGTCACCTGAGACGATTGTTGATGGTGCTGTTCCTGCTGTTAGTGTAGAAAGTGTGTTGAGGGGCAATCAAGGGAAGCTGGACAATCAGTATCCTACAGCTGCTACTGGTCAACAGTTTCACAACAAGTATCGTGGAATTGTTCCCACTGTTATTAAACAATATTACGATGAGCGGCGACAGATCAAAGATCGCATGTTGAAAGCAAAGCAGCAGTATGAATCGAAGCCAACACAACAGTTAGAAAACGAAATTGTCAGTCTGGAAAATCAGCAGATGGCAATTAAAATTCTAATGAACAGTCTTTATGGAGCGATGGGTAACAACTATTTCCGTTACTTTGATCGCCGTGTTGCAGAAGCTATCACCACATCTGGTCAGCTGTCGATTCGTTGGGCAGAACGCGCGATCAACGGCTTTTTGAATAAAACTATTGGCACAACAGCTAAAGATTATGTAATTGCAATTGATACTGACTCGCTTTACGTCAACATGCACCCATTGGTTAAGCTGTTCTCTCTGGAAAAATATCCAACCGAAAAGATTGTAAAAATGTTGGATAGATTCTGCACAGACAAAATTGAACCAATGCTTGCTGATGCTTACCAACAGCTTGCCGATCAGATGAATGCATATGAAAATCGTATGGAAATGGCGAGAGAGGTAATCGCGGATCGTGGGATCTGGGTTGCTAAAAAGCGTTATATTCTGAATGTTCATAATAACGAAGGCGTTCAGTATACCGAACCAAAATTAAAGATTATGGGTATTGAGGCTATTAAGTCTTCAACACCTCAAATTTGTCGCGACATGTTCCGCCAGGTGTTTAAGGTTATTATGACGTCAACAGAACAAGAAACACAGAAGTTTATTGCTGATTTTCGGAAGCAGTTTGCGCAGCTGGATCCAGAGGAAGTTTCTTTCCCGCGTGGAATTAGTGATGTAGATAAGTGGTACGATCGCAACTCGATTTATAAAAAGGGTTGTCCGATGCACGTCCGTGGCGCTTTATTGTTTAATCATTATGTAAAGAAAAACAGTCTGGATCGAAAGTATGAGACGATTAATAATGGTGAAAAGATTAAATTTGTCTATTTAAAGACTCCAAATCCAATAAAAGAAAACATTATCTCTTATCCTCTTAATCTTCCACCGGAGCTTGACCTACACCGTTTTATCGATTATAATATGATGTATGAAAAATCATTTGTAGATCCACTGAGGCATATTCTTGATGCTATTGGGTGGAATGTTGAACCTAAGGCTTCACTTGAGGGTTTCTTTAGTTAATGTATTCTTTGACAGTGTTCAAAGCACCTAGATGGTGGGAACAACAACATAGATACGTTTATGATAACAAAACCCATCGGCGAATGGATTTTTCGTCGTGGGCTCAGTTTGCAAATTTTTTGCGGAAATTATCACAGCGTCAGTTAGAAGGAAAGCAAGATGCAGAGCTTATATCACCAGCTATATTTAAACCTGGTCAGCCTAGACGAAACGCAAATGTATTGGCTTGGGCAGGTTGGGCAGCTATTGACGTTGATGATTGGACACCTACCGATCAACTAGAAAATGAGCTGCATCGTGTTTTTGGGGACTATAAGTTTGTTTGCTATTCAACAGCGAGTTCCACTGTAGACCACCCCAAGTTTAGGGTGGTCTTCCCGCTATCAGATCATGTCGCTGTAGACAACATCAGACATTTTTGGTTTGCGCTTCAAAGTGAATTTAATCAGATGGGTGATAAGCAGTGTAAAGATTTTAGTAGAATGTATTATGTTCCCGCGAATTATAAATCAGCGTACAACTTCTTTTTTGATAACCGAGATGGTCAACTGGTTGATGTTGATTACTTACTCGCAAAGCATCCATATGTTGAACACAGTAAAGCTACAACCTTTCTAGATCGTCTGCCAGAAGCATGGCGTAAACAAATTATTGATCATCGTAAAAACAAACTAGACAACACTAACTACAATTGGAACACGTATCACGATTGTCCGTTTGTTAACAAACAGTTGATCGATCAGTATAAGTCAATCGCACATATTGATGGCACCGGTCGATATAGAATGATATACAAAATTATGATTTCGATAGCGAGTAATGCTGTGTCTAAACAATACCCATTAACTGTTGCAGAATTGGTCGAGCTTATACGACAATTAGACCAAGAAACGTCAAATATATATCAAAATCGCCCATTAGATGTTGAGGCTAATAACGCTCTTGAATTTGCATATAAACACAGTGCAGTGTATGGATCCAAATAACAATGGCTATTGTACCAACATCTTGGGATGATCCCGATTACAAACACATTACCTTTGATACGAAAGGGAAACAAAATATGTCACTAATGGATAAGCTAAAGAAGAACAGCAAAATCTCAGACACAGAAGTGTTGGCTACATCCAAGTTCTTTACGGAAAAGGATATGATTCCAACCAACGTTCCAATGATTAACGTTGCTCTGTCTGGTAGTTTGACCGGTGGGTTGGCACCAGGCCTTACGGTGCTTGCTGGACCTTCTAAACATTTTAAGACATCGTTTGCTTTGCTAATGGCAGCAAGTTATCTAAAGCACTATCCTGATGCAGTACTAATGTTTTACGATTCAGAATTTGGGTCGCCAACTCAATATTTCGAAACGTTTGGTATTGATACGGATAGAGTGCTACATATTCCCATTACTAACGTAGAGCAGCTAAAGTTTGATTTGGTTTCTCAGCTAGAGCAACTAAAGCGAAACGATAATGTAATTGTCGTTATTGACTCGATTGGTAATCTCGCTTCTAAGAAAGAGCTAGAAGACGCTCTCAGCGAAAAGTCCGTTGCTGATATGTCTCGTGCAAAAGCATTGAAGGGACTGTTCCGTATGGTCACCCCATATCTCGCTAGTAAAAACATCCCGTTGCTCGCGATTAATCATACGTACAAAGAGATCGGTCTCTATCCAAAGGACGTTGTTGGGGGTGGAACGGGAATTTATTATTCAGCAGATAATATCTGGATTATTGGTCGTCAACAAGAGAAAAAGGGGACAGAAGTAGTTGGTTATAACTTTGTCATAAACATTGAAAAATCACGATATGTAAAAGAGAAGTCGAAGATTCCGATCTCGGTGACGTGGGAAGGAGGGATTGCTGAATACTCCGGTCTAACCGATGTTGCTATTGCAGGTAATTATGTTATCAAGCCAAGCAATGGTTGGTATGCTGTTGTTGATCAGCAAACTGGTGAAATTGGTAACAAAGTGCGCTATGCAGATACATTAACCGCGGAGTTCTGGCAACCAATCTTTAAAGATACTGATTTCAACGAATTTGTTAAAAAGCAGTATTCGATTGGATACACTAGCCCAGTCGATCCAGATAGTATCGTGGAGGATGCCAATGATTGATCTTAACAAACCGTTGGAAGATATTGATTACAAAGTTGTTACATATCAAGACCCTGATTATGGAGACGCTTGGTACGTGGAGGTTTTACGAGATTCAAATTATGCTGGGGTAGCATTGGCATATGAAGATATCCAATATGATGGGAGGCACGAACAACTGTCGTTTATCATTGTTGCGGCCGATGCTGATGGGCACGAGATAGAGCTTGATAGTGAATTAGAAGACCTCGCGGCGAATATTCTTACCGATATGATTAACAATTTAATTGCGAGGGGAGGCGCGGTGTTTAGTGACAAAGACAGCAATAACTGAGCAGTGGGTTGAAAACAGAGACTATCAGCTTATTCCCAAAGAGGAAGACGATCATTGGTATATTCGAATACAAAAGGGAACATATGTTGAGTGTGTAATTAGGTATTTAAAAGTATCATTTGATGAAGAAAATATGATGTTGAGGTTTGACTACGAACTGGTGGAAAGTACAGATCCACATTTTTCCTCGGAGGATGAAGAGCTACAAAAAGTTGCTAGTCATATCCTTCACAGTGTTTTAATGAGCGCTTTTTCTGATGAACAAGATAAATCTTGAACAAACAATTATTCGTAATATACTGACTAACCAACAGTATATGCGTAAAGTACTACCTTTTATTAAGCCAGAGTATTTTAGAGGTGTGTATAACACACTATTCAAAGAGATTGGACGCTTCGTCGGTAAGTACAACAAGTTGCCGACATTAGAAGCTTTTAAAATCGAGCTAGACAAAAGCACTAGAATACCATCTGATCAGTACCACGAAGCTGTTGATATTCTTACTGATATTTTCAGTGAAGAAAAAGTTGATGATCAGTGGTTGTTGGACACTACCGAACAGTGGTGCCAGGATAGAGCTGTTGAGCTTGCTATTATGGAATCTATATCGATTCTTGATGGTAAGCACAAGACACTTACTAAAAATGCGCTTCCTGATATTTTGCAAAAAGCTCTTTCTGTATCTTTTGATACAAACATTGGACACGACTATATTGCAGACGTAGACCATCGATATGATTTCTACCACCAGGATGTCGATCGCATTCCATTTGATCTTGAAATGTTTAACAAAATCACAAAAGGCGGTTTGGTCAAAAAGACGCTAAACATTCTGCTTGCTGGTACTGGGGTTGGTAAGTCTCTAGCAATGTGTCATATGGCCGCAAATGCTGTTTTGCAGGGTAGAAATGTATTGTATATTACTATGGAAATGGCCGAGGAACGGATTGCGGAGAGGATCGATGCTAATTTGCTCAACGTTCCACTAGACGAGTTGCCAAATTTGTCTAGAGATATGCTTCGAAACAATGTGGAAAAGCTGACCTTGAAAACCAATGGTCAGCTAATTATTAAAGAGTATCCAACAGGACAACCAAACTCTAGTCACTTTAGAGCGTTGCTTAACGAGCTAAAAATAAAAAAGGAGTTTGTTCCAGAGCTAATTTTTATTGATTATCTAAATATTTGTGCATCAGCTAGAATGAAGTCTATGGGTGGAGCAATTAACTCATATACGTATATTAAAGCGATTGCTGAAGAGCTGAGAGGGTTGGCAGTCGAGTTTGATGTTCCTTTGATCTCAGCAACTCAAACAACACGTACTGGATATAGCAATTCTGATCCTGGTCTGGAAGACACGTCTGAATCTTTCGGTCTTCCTGCTACTGCTGATCTTATGGTTGCGTTGGTTAGCAACGAAGAGTTGGAACAGTATGGTCAAATTCTTGTCAAACAGCTAAAAAATCGCTATAATGATCCAAATAAAAACAAGAGATTCGTTGTTGGGGTTGACCGGTCAAAAATGCGTTTGTACGATGTCGACGATGCAACTGGAGATCTGGTTGACGACACCCCAACGTTTGATAAATCGACCACCGCTGAAAGGTTTAAAGATTTTAAGATAGAGGATTAAACAATGGAGATGATTGTATGCAATATAAATATAGTGACCCAAAGGCGTGGCTTGTCGTTGAGCCTTCACCCGCTCCACAACTGCTTGAAGCGAGTATAGAAGATGCGGAAGACCTTATCGCCTACTGTGCCCGAGTATCTAATCCATCTAATCAATTCAACACAGAAACCGGAAAAAAGCTGCTGCGATATCTGATCAAGCACAAACACTGGTCTCCATTGGAAATGTGCTCAGCAACAATTGGTATCGACACGACCAGAGACATCGCAAGACAAATCCTTAGACACACAAGTTTCAGATTCCAGGAATTTAGCCAGCGCTACGCCGATCCTTCCAGTCTTGATGATGCCTTTGTTTTAAGAGAAGCGCGTCTGCAAGATCTTAACAACAGACAAAATAGTATTGCTGTTGATGATAGTCAGCTACAAAAAATGTGGGCGGCTAAACAGATACAGATAATTCATGAAGCAAAACTTGCATATAAATGGGCTATTGAAAACGGTATTGCGAAAGAGCAAGCGCGTTGCGTTCTTCCGGAAGGAAACACCAAATCACGAATTTTTATGGCAGGTACAATGCGATCGTGGGTTCACTATATTGAATTAAGATCAGCGAACGGAACGCAAAAAGAGCATATGGAGCTTGCGCGCTGCGTCGCAACAGCAATTGCTAAAATCTTTCCGATGGTAGAGGAGTTTACTGATCGTGGGTAGAAAAATTTCGACTTATTATGCTGAAAACAAAAGGGGTTTTTGTGAAGTCCATATGGATTTTAAGGAAGAAACCCCCTACTTAAAGTTTTTTGATGATAACGCTCGTTTGTGTTATACAGAATATGCAACCGGAAAAACGTTGTCTCAAGCAGAACAAATTGCGGAAGATTGGGCAATGGGTTATACAGCAATTGGAGAAATTACATAGTGGGTTGTAGGAGTAATAAAGCTAATATCGAAGAACTGATTGTTCGCGAGCCTGGCACCCTGATCTATAGTGATCAGGGCGTTGAGCTTACACTGCAAGATGGCAGTATTATTATGACTTCTAAGGCATCGTATATTACTCCCAACACCGCTGCAAGATTAAAGACAAAGGATATTAACGGATGACACAATACAAATATGTTAGCACAAAGGAATATCACGACGAGTTTCCTTGTGCTTACAGACAGTGGCGCGCTGACTCGCATTGCAACATGATCCACGGATACAGCTTCTCTATGAAGTTCTGGTTCGGCACCAACGAGCTTGACGTTCGCAACTGGGTTGCCGACTATGGTGGTCTGAAAGAGCTGAAAGCAGTTCTCAAGGATCAGTTTGATCACACTCTGCTGGTTGCAGAAGATGATCCTGAGCTTGAGACATTCAAGCTGCTACAAGAGAAGAAGATGGCAAAGCTGACGATCCTTCCGAAGCTTGGCTGTGAAGGTCTTGCTGACCAGCTTTACAAGTATGTTAACGGTGTCTACATTCCTGATATGTGGGGTCCTGCAGAGGCTGAGCGTCTGTGGTGCTTCCGTGTAGAAGTTCGTGAGACTCAGAGCAATATGGCGTATCGTGAGGGACATCGTCTAGACGGAGAGGATCTGTTTGAATGACAGTGAAAAAATACACATACAGTGAAATTTTCAATTCAATACAAGGGGAAGGTGTATTTACTGGCCAGTGGACGTTGTGGCTGCGATTCTTTATGTGCAACCTGCAGTGTAACGGTTTTGGTCAGAAACATCCAACCAAACCAGAAACATGGGATCTTCCTTACGAAGATTTTGATGTGAGCACGGTTAAGCGAGTTGAAGATTTGCCTGTGTGGGAAAAGGGTTGTGACTCTAGCTACACATGGGCAAAGAAATATAAGCACCTAATGGCACAAAAGACCGCAGCTGAGATTTACCAAGACATTGTCGATGCTACACGAACACCATCTAATCCTCAAGGTAGGTTCCTCCACCCGAATAGCAATCAAACAGCTGATATGTGTTTCACTGGTGGTGAACCATTTCTTAAACCTGCACAAAATGCTGTGATGGAATTGTACCAGCTATTTAAGGACGATAATAATCTTCCGAGGTCAATTACATGGGAAACTAATGGTACACAACCATTAATGCCACACTTTGAAGCATATCTAACAAATCCAGGTAAGTTTGATACACCGGTATTGTTTAGCGTATCACCAAAATTGTGGACCGTTGCTGGTGAAAAGCGGGAAAAGGCAATTAAGCCAGATATTGTTAAAGAATATTATAGAATAGGTAATTTTATCAATCGCAACAGTAAGCTACCATCTGGTCAGTTAAAGTTTGTTGTTGGTGCAGATGATGAAATGTGGGAAGAACTTGAGGAAGTTGTTGCAATATTCCGCCAAGCTGGAGTAGACTGGCCGGTGTATATTATGCCTGTCGGTGCTACTGTAGAAGAACAAGAAAGATCGGCTGGTGATGTGGCAAGGATAGCGTATCAGCGCGGATACAATGTTTCCGGAAGGCTTCATTGTTATCTGTGGGGCAATGCAATTGGAACGTGAGGAATATAGATGAGTGAATTTATTTCAACCAACCGCGATCGTGATGACATCGAAGAAGACATTGTAGATCAACAACCACCGACAAGAGTTTCTAATCTATTGCGCGATCGACTAATCGCTAGTGGCCAGAGGTTTTTTGCTAACGACAATATTAGCGACTACATCAACGACGAAGAACGCGCAATGTTGATTGATGAGCTGACTGTTAAGTTTGAGGATGTGCTAGACAGTCTGTTGATTGATAGGTTTAACGATCCAAACAGTCATGGGACGCCTCGCCGTCTCGCTAAAATGTATGTTAATGAGCTTATGCGCGGCCGTTTTTATCCTGGTCCGGAAGTTACTGCGTTCCCTAACGACAATGCTGAGACGCGCTATAGTGGGATGATTAACGTTCGCGCTGAGATTACGTCAATGTGCTCCCATCACCATCAACCGGTCAAGGGTGTTTGTTATATTGGCTTGCTGCCAAGTGTTAAGGTAATTGGACTTAGCAAATACGCTCGTATTGCTCAGCACTGCGCAAGACGTGGAACGTTGCAGGAGGAGCTGACTAAGATGATCGCCGACGAGATTCAAGCAGCAACAAAAGCTACCGACATTGCGGTGTACATTCAGGGGACCCATGGGTGCATGGAGAATCGTGGCGTTTGTGCACATAGCTCACTAACGCAAACAGCGGAGCTGCGCGGACAATTCTTCAACCCAAGCGTTAAAAACGAATTCCTTGATTACATCAAAATGCAGCAACAATTTGCAGGAAATCGCACATAAAGCTGTTGACATTACTACCACTTTGACTTATATTTAATATGTAAGCAAGGAGAGTAATCATGGATGTCGATCTCAACAATGTTGTTCTTACCAGTGGTGAGTACAAGGTCTCGATCGCACAACACAAAGTTGGTCGTAAGGTATACGATCAAGAACTGATGGTTTGGGGTCCTGCAATCGACGATGTTGTAATCCCGTTTGGCAGTGAGCCTGATTCGCTGGTTGGCGCGCTTAATACTGCAATCGCAATGATCAAAGATGTAACTTCCAAATAAGAGGAACTGGCATGGAATATTGGATTTTGGCTGTTATCATCTTGACGATGGTTTCTTCAATTTTTGAAATTGTTAAGTATGACAAAAAGCTCAGCTATGCGTAATCCCAAAGTGCAGACATCAAATTTTATTCTCAAGGATAAATTGTATTCTCAAGGATAAAAAAAGGATAAATTGTATTCTCAAGGATAAAAAATACGGTGTTTAAACGTACGATTATATCGGCGTTGCTTCTTGCAGCTGTAACGCCCCCTATGGCCGCAGCAAACAGCTTTATCGAAACCGGTAAAGCTCTGCCGCGGCCTCCTTCTGCATATATCGATATGTGCCTGCGCGAACCCAATTCAATTGCGTGTCACAACCCAGATCTTTCTACTGGAACCAACACTGCAATTAATTTGTGGATGTTAAATAAACAGATAAACAATCAAATCCAACCTATAGAAGATATAGACAACTATGGGATTAGTGATTACTGGACAACTGGTAGAACCACAGGAGACTGTGAGGACTACGTTTTTGCTAAGCGGGAAGCGCTGATTAAGCGGGGTTTTGATGCAAACCGGTTATCACTTGCCGTTGTCATGTATAACGGTGAAGGTCATGCGGTGCTCGTTGTTCGCACTGACCAGGCAGATGTTGTGTTAGATAACGTTACTGATTCAATTAAAACCTGGAATAAGACCAACTACAAGTTTTTGTGGATGCAGCAGTTTGGTGATCCTAATACATGGAAGGTAGTAAAATAATGACTAAGATGGAAGGCCATCTGTATAATGAGGCCACCGACGAGATCGAAAGGCTGCGCGCCCGGATCGCGGAGTTGGAGGTAGAACTTGAGGAGAAGAACAATGGCTGACATCGTAGAACGGCTGCGGAATAGCGGGAGCAGGACAGAGATTGAACTGCACGAAGACCGCGAGGAAGCCGCCGACCGCATCGCGGAGTTGGAGGCGGCGTTGCGGAACTGCGTCGAAATGCTGGACCAGTTGGTAGACGAAAGCGGTCGCAGCATTGAATGGGACGAAGAAGACCCTTTCCGCAGGGGCGAATGGTTCTGGCCAGAAGATCTTGCCAAGATTGAAATCGCCCGCGCCGCACTGAAAGGAGACTGCGACGGTGGGACTTGATGTAGCGGTACTAACTCTACTTAGCTTTGCTGCCGGGACATTCTTTGGCTGTATTTTGGGGTATTTGTACGGAAAAGACGATGAGTGACTTTGAGTTTATGTTAATGGTCGTCGTGTTTCTAATTATTTGGATGGCTAGAGGGTAAAATGACTAGACCGTTGATAGTATTAGATGATCAGGGTACGATAATGTACGAGTTTACATTTACGTACACTCACATGGATAAACAATGGGGAATCAATCTGTTTGCTTACAATTGGGATGATGCGCGTAAACGAGTGCAATCAATCAAAAAATCACTAGTAGTTGAAGGAAAGATGGAAGATGTGCAACAGTGGGACTGATAAATGAGTGATAGACAGCAGAAATACTGGACGGTGACGCTACAGGAAGCCTTCGGAAACACCGCGGCGGTAAAAAAGGGTCTGGAAGGTGAAGCGTTTATGACCCGTGTATTTGATCACTGGAAGTGGGAATGGCGGTTAAATCAATCAGATAAGAAAAAACAGCTGGATGGCTTGGATATTGAATTTAGAAGCCCAAACTGGGTTCACTGGTATTCTGCTGATATAAAAGCTAACATGAATCAGTATGGTACGTTTTATGTGTACAATTGGATTGAAACCCTAAAATCCGATAGGGTTTTTCATGTAAACGTCGACACAGGGTGGATCGCTTATTACTCGGTTGATCGAATGCGACGTTTCTGGGAAGTTAATAAAGACCGTCGAGGGGATCGTTTAATTATTAGAACAAAGCATCGACCAAAATGGGTTACAGCACGTCGTATTAAACAAGCAGTTATCGACGACGATGACGAACAAGTGATTGATTATGGAGATATAGTATGAAAAAAAACTCTAATTATATTTGGGTAACGTTTGACAAAGAAGGCATTCACAAATACCCAGCAGCACTTGAAGATCCAAATCTCGCAACAGGCGATCAGTATGATGTAAGCTTCCTAGGTTACCCACACCGGCATATTTTTAAGTTTCGTGTTGGCATCGAAGTTTGGCATGAAGACCGAGATATTGAGTTCATCCAGTTCAAGCGATGGCTGGAATCTCTGTATGCTGAGGGAGCGTTGGAGCTAGACTACAAATCCTGTGAGATGATTAGTGATGCTCTTGCTGAGAAGATCAATCAGCGCTATCCAGCGCGTTCTATCATGATTGAAGTGTCTGAAGATGGAGAAAATGGTTCGTGGGCTGAATATAGCGATCATTAATTGTATAAATAACTGTAAATAATTTATAGTATTTGGAGAACGCAATGTCCGATTTAAAGTCGTTTGCTACTTTAAGAGCGCAGCTGTCAGAAAGTGCTGCTGAGGCCGCTAAGAAAAAACTAAAAAAGATGAGAGGACAAACTGTTTCGTTTACTCATCACGCATCCGGCGAGAAAATTAGCGGAACATATAAAGGCCTAAAGCAAATGGGTGGTCGTTCTTATGCCCATGTGGAGACGGGTAAAGGAGCTCATCGCGTCCCTCCACATCAAATTCATCAGGTGCAAGAGAACTATATCGAAGAGTCAAAACATAATTTTAAGTGGTTTGATGTTAGCAAAATGAAGGATCAAGCATACGATCATCTTGATGATACTGATCAATCGATGTTCAAGCACGCAGCTACTGCAGATGTGGGAGATCCGGATGGTAAGCGTCCTGATCACCACCTTGGTGTAAACACCAAGGCTTCTGGATCAAGACAGACGATTGCCTTGATGAAAAAATACGGCGCTAAGGAAATCAAATGAGTAAACTGATCTCTTTTTCGCAGTTTGTTAGCGAGATGAAGGCGCGCCTTGCCTTAACACCGGAACGGACCGAGACGATGAACCGCAGCCTTAAGGAAAAGCTCGCCACCCTCGACCCCACCCGCCGGGCCGCAATCAAGGGACAAGCCGATCGGCTGCATGAAGAGTATCTGAAGCAAAAACAGCTGCCACATCAATGAAATATGGATGGAAGTTTCTTCGCCAACTGTTAGTTGGGCCAATTTCAGCAGCATTGTACCTGTATTTAATTATCGGGTATGGTGGTTATCGTTTGCTTGGTCAAGATAACATTATCGCAAGAATGTGGTTGTTTATTGTCGCAGGCCCGTTTCTCGTCCTTAACGCGTTGTACAATATTATTATCGGTACTTTTATTTGGCTTGACCTTCCAAGAGAATTAGCATACACACAACGAATAACACGTTATGTCAAACAAGGCGATAAACTAGCTAAGTGGATTGCAATTACGTTAAACGAAGCAGATCCTAATCACGTGAAGCTGGTGCCTAATGATGACAATTTCGAGTACCGGTGGAAGATGATTAGACACTTACTTGTCGGCCCGATCAGTTTTGTTATGTTAGTTGCTTTTGGTTTGTACTTTTGGGGTCTTCGCACGTTTGGCCACACCGTGTTAAAATACCCATGGGCATTGCTCGTAGGCCTGCCAATGGGTATCATGAATTTTTTCTATAACACAATTATTGGCACGTTCATTTGGTTAGATCTTCCTCGCGAGGGAGGATACACTGGGCGAATTAAAAGACACCAGGCTGATGGTAATCAAATGGCTGATCACCTTGCACGAATGATCAACGAGTTCGACCCTGACCACTTTAACGTATAAAAATTAAATTTCTCTGTTGACATAATCTTCAACAATCATTATGTTGAGGGTGTAAGCAAAGCAGAGGAAGATCAAATGGGCGAATATGTCTACAAAGTTACTCGTCACACTGTGGAACTGAGCAACGGTGAAACCGCAAACGTCGCGGTATTTGCGTACAAGCCGACGTGGAATTGGGATGCGCGGCCGACCAACGAACAAATGCACGTTCGTTCTGGGGCCGCAAAGTGTGATGCAAACGCTGACAAGCGCAGCGAGTGGATCGTCCTGGGTTTTTTCGACGAAAAGTCTGGTAAAATCCAAGTGGAGATTGAATCCACCGCAAAGAAAGTTGGTAAGCGTGGGTCGTTCTCTGACAGCTGGTTCGATATCAAAAAAGCTGAGGGTTCCGCTATCTGTGCTTCGTTGAGCCGTGAGATTATGCTGACGCGCACGGAAACTGTTGGAGATCGGTTTGTTACCTATGGTTATAATCGTCGGCATGGTTGGAAGCAGCTTGAAACGGCTGCGTAAACAATTGCAATTGTTAATTTTAACAACTCAACTCTTGTCGTCGGGTAAGATTGTTTTATTATAGTGCATGATATTTAAATTGAGGTTTTACATATGACCGAGTTTTGCCATATCACTCCGACGGAGTATCTTGATCTATTTGCACACAACAGATCACACCATCTTTCTCTCGCACATCTTATTGAACAAGATCCGGTTTATGCGAACTGGTATAAAAATAATGCTGAGAGAAATCCTGATTCAGTGAACATAATGGACAATAGTGCATTTGAAATGTACAAGCAGGGACGAGATATGTACCCTGCACACAAGCTATTGGAAATGGCGACTAAGGTAGATGCTGATTATGTGGTGCTATCTGATTACCCATCGCAAGAATCGATGCATACAATTGAGGCAGCTTATTTGTTAGCACCTGAAATTAGGCGTAACGGCTTTGGTACATTTTTCGTTCCTCAGTCGGAAGTTGGTGACTTAGAAGATTTGATCTTTGCGTTTAAGTGGGCTGCAGAGAGTCCTTTGATTGATTATGTTGGTGTTTCCATCCTCGCTGTGCCAAATGCATATGGCGTTGAACGTGGTAATAAACTACAACGATTCCTTAGCAGATGGTGGTTTATGAACGAATTGAATAAGAGAGGGGTTCTAAAACACCTAAAAGCGCGAGGTAAGAAGATCCATTTTCTTGGTATGGTTGATGGGCCAAACGAGATTGCGCTGGTAAAAGATTATCTGTGGGCGATTGATACGTGGGACAGTAGTGCAGCTGTATGGGCAGGTATCAACGACATTGAGTTTGATCAATCACCATCAGGACTAGTTGACGGCAAGTACGAAGTTGAGGTAGACTTTAATCACAATACCGCGACGTTAAATCAAATGGCAAAGGCGATGAAGAACTGCTTTTATATTGACCAACTGATTGAAAGCATTCAAGGGTTTAATGCCATAGAGATCAACCTTGATCCATGGCGGTGACTGGCTGACAATTGGCCAAGGTATAAGGAGAGTTTTTGATGATGATGTATGACAAAAATGATGATTTGACCCCCAATTACAAGTATTTTGAGGATCTGGCGCTAGAAGAGATTCAGCAATATATTAATGAGACGTATGATCAGCATTATGTTGGTGATGGTGAAATTCAAACCGTTGATTTTTGGCAATCGCTTGGCAGCTTAGATACTACTGCGCGAGATACCGCAATCAAGTACTTGGCACGATATGGTAAAAAAGATGGGCGTAATCGTAGAGATCTGTTAAAGGCTGTTCATTATATTATTCTAATAATGTATGCTGACGATCTAAAAACCAAACAACAGGACGATTTTTTATGAGTATGAAGCACATTGTACACAGCAACTCGTCGTCAAACCTAACTGCGGTTAAAGACAAGGACATTCAGCCTAATGCTGTTGACCTGCGTCTTGGTAAGGTGTTTGAGATACTCGACAACGATTTTATTATCGATGAGCAGCGCAAAGTTCACCGCGGGTCCGACGAAATTCCAGTTTTTGAAGATGGTTATTACTACCTATATCCTGGTCACTATGAAGTGATTATGGAAAATGAGATCGAGGTTGGAGATCAAGAGGCGGGTTTTGTGATTACTCGCAGCACTCTAAACCGTAATGGTGTATTCTTAACGTCTGGATTGTATGATACTGGATACAGTGGTGTGATGGCTGCTGTGATGCACGTGACGTGTGGCCGCGCAATAATCAAGCCTGGTACGCGAATAGGCCAGTACCTATGCTTTGATGCACAAGCAATTCACCACTATAATGGTGACTACGGACACGGAAAAGATCATGATAAAAAGTATCGTTGATTATAGTACTATTAGCATTGATAATTATCAATAGTCTATTAGGAGAGCATATATTATGAGCAACCAACGTCAACGTTCAACGTATCGTGCAGCTTCATCGGACAGCCTTGCTGACATGAAGCTACGTGACTTTTTTCGCGAAGCTGCGGGGATTCTCAATCAAGCAGGAGAAGAAGATGCTGCGTTCTACTTTGAGCAAGTGGTCGATCATCTTAATCAAGGCAAGCCTTTGCCGCAAGACTATACAGCGCTTAGCCGAATGTTTGGTGTTTAATATGGACCGCCACTATGGTCATTGCGCGACATGTAAGCCTGCGCGCCAAAAAAGAATCCAACAATAGACGCCATTGCTAAAAAGAACGTGCTCAGCACGCCATCTAGTACTGCTATTCTTTCTACGGGAATCCATGGACCTACAAGAACGATAACTGTAATAACGGCCGCAAGTAGCGCTATCCACGCCATTCTGCGTTGGGAGTCTGCCTTGCGGTCTTTATTTTCTAACTCTATTAATCGAGCTTCTTGGTCAGATACCAATCCATCACGGTTCAAGTCATATGGTGATTTTGCCATCTTTATTATTCTCATTATTTGGACAACTGCCGATATTTATAAATTTTGGTATTGGTAAATACATATCGGTAATCGCTGTAATTGGGCAACTATCGGGGCATCAAATGAACAATATACACAGTCCACAGCAACTAGCTAACGATCAGCAATGGCAGCAAAAGCTAGAAGAAGTTGTTATTAAGTATGGTATTGAGGAATCCGACATTTATGATATCATATACGGTGAAACAGTACCTAAGTGGAATTTTGCATCATATAACGCTGGTTCAAAGGCTGCAGGCGCATTTCAGTTTATACCGGTGACGATACAAACACTTAACAAGCGTTATGATATGAAATTAAATGTTAGTAAAATTTTAAAAATGACTCCCGCGCAGCAGCTGGATCTGTACGATAAGTATCTACAACTTTGGAATTATGATGGCACTGTCGCTCTAGGGTTTATGCAAGCCGCTCCAGGAAAATTCTACAAATTAAAGCGACAAGGTGTTGATATTACTCCAGATCTTGTTGTATATTCAAAAGGATCTCGCGCATGGCGAGCAAATCCTGGATGGAGACTAAACGGTGACGGAGATGCAACAATCGAATCAATCAACCAATACTACGCAAGCAAACGAAGACAATATTCCTGAGTTTCTTGAGATTTGGTTAAACGTAATTGGCGTTATTAAGCCAAAACGAAAGTCTCTGCACGCACCGATTAAGCATCCAAAGACAAAACAACCAATAGTATCACAAGGATGGAAACCAAGTTATGACGGAGAGCAACCGCCATTCTAATAGTTACGTAACGCCATGTATTAGCGTGTGCAGAGTAGATCCATATACAAAACACTGCCATGGATGTGGTAGGTCACTGGATCAAATTCGTGATTGGACAAATTATACCGATCAGCAGCGAATGGAAATTATGAAGGCTTTGGGTTACGGAAAACGTAAGAAAAAGCTGAGTAAAGATAAATAAACAGTTTACTGTTGAGCCGATATAGGCTATGTAGACGAGGGTGCGATTCCCTCCTGGTCCACCAAAAGGAAACTAAAATGAAACTAAGTGAAGCAGAACGTATTGTAGCACAAGTTATCACAAACAAATTGAAGGTAACTGGTAGTGCTAAATGGGCTAAAATTCTAGCACCTGAAATCGTCAAAGCACTCAGTGATGCGATGAAAAAATAGCTTCTTTTTTCTGGAGGCGAAAATGTGGTGTGTGGGAAGACAAAATCATTTTGTGGTTGACATAACGAGTAACCTAGGCTATAAATAGTTTTGTAATCGATGAAGCGATGTGACGACGGAGTAGACGAGGGTGCGATTCCCTCCTGGTCCACCATAGATACACTGTGGTGCGTTATACCAGCGTAAGCAGGATATCCTGTAGAGGTAGAAAGCAGTGTATCTTTGATGGGCCAGAATAGGATCGATACACGACCGAAGCAGAGTGGAGATTACCGTGTTGACCTACGTTATTCGGTCAAAACAACTAACTGCAAACACAAATGCAGCACCTCGTGCTTACGCTCTAGCAGCGTAAGTTACATGGGCCCGCCGAGAGCCTGGAAACAGAATCTCGGTTTTTTATTTAACAACTCAAGGATGATGAAATGAAAAGTGTAATTTTCGCGGCCGCTATGGCCATTGGTGCAACTTCTGCAGCACATGCAGGTGAATGGGCCATGCTTGGAGAAACTGAATATGCAGTTGAAGCAGATGTTTTTTCTCTTGAAGCTGGTGCAGAGTATGCGTGGGACAAATTCCGCGTCACGGGCATGCTGAACATGGATAACGATACTATCAGCGATGAATTCGATTTCACTGGAGCTGATGTTGAGTTTGGATATCAGCTATCTGAAAACATTGAAGCATATGCTCGCGTTGAACTTGATGATGGCTTGGAATATTCCGACGTTGTTATTGGAGCTACTTTCCGCTTCTAATACAATCTCTTACTGTATCGGGTGACGCCGTAATACGTCCGCACGGGGCCATGGTTAGCCCCGTTTTTCTATTTTTTAGTGTTGACTTCATCTCTACTAATGGTTATATTGATAATGTAAGCAAACAAGATGGGGCTCCTGCCCAAAGGCAAGTATGCCGACGTCAAGATGGAGGAAGTTTAATGGCTTTGTTTACCCGCACTGAATTTAACACCCTGATTGAGCGCGAAGACGAGGTAGGTATGCACGCAATTGGTCGCGCTCTGGTTCACCTGTTTAACCGTCAGACCGAAGATGAAAAGGAGATCGCAACCACGAAGCACCATAACATGAAGGGCTTCACTGGGGCTGATGGTCGTCGTGGTGTGATTACTGCGAAGTATTACCTCAAGCATCGTAAGCTGCTTGACTGGCAGATCGAGTACTGGCTTGAGCGTAACCGTCGTGGTACGACTCGTCTTGGCAAGTACTACCGTCAGATCGCTGAGGAAGCGAAGAGAAAGGCTGCAAAATAAAAATAAAAAGCTGTTGACTTTAGGCCGACAAGACACTATATTAATATTATAGGACGAACAAAGGAGCCACGACATGACCTTTAGCTACGACGAAAACATCTTTTCTGACCTCCACAAGGACGCGTATGGTTTCCGTCCGCGCAACCACGAGTTCTACACTGCTGCGCCTGAGCGCAAGCAGGAGATCTGGGACGCC